GCAATGGCGTAGCCTGCTTGTGCAGTCAGTTCGCCCAAGTTCACCTTGTCTGCGATAGCAAGCAACTGCTGGATCTGCGCACCGTTCAGTGCTGCGTCTTGGGCTGCGGTCAAGCCTGTATCAACTGCGGCCTCGGCTGCGGTTGCTCCGACTTCCTCTTGCACTTCTTCGACATCTTCTGACTCTGGCTCTGATTGAGGCAACGGTGGCAAGCCGATACCACCCAACGGTGGCAAGGCTGGCTGACCAAGAACGTCAAGAGGTATGCCATTGACGCGCAGTTCGTCGCCTTCTTCAGTCGGGTCGAGACCAAGTTCGGAGCGTGCCTCGTTGATGCTTCGGATACCCGAAGCAACCTGCGACTGCATGATGCCAGAGATGAGTTGCTCATCTTCTTGCACCGGATTGTCATAGGCCAAGAACAGACCGTCTGCCAGTCCACCAAACAGCGGCAGCAACGACTGATTCAAGAACTCAGCGTCAGCCACTAGATACGGGTGGATGGTGTCACGCATGTAGGACGCAAAGCCAACCTGTGCCGATGCAAGGTTTGGATCGTTGGCCTTGAGCAAGGTGACAGGCACGCCGGACACCGCAGCGATGACTTCAACTTTGCGGTTCTCGCCTTCGCTGAATGACAGGTCACGCGGGCTGAACTGCAACGGGCGTGCGTCTGATCCACCCTCGAAAATGTAAGGCCGACCGCTGTTGTGGTTGCCGCGAAGGTTCTGATCGAGATACGCGATCATGCGGTTCCACTGCGTCTCGTTCAGCGTCTCTTTCAGGAAGATGCCCCAATCGGGTCGGGCTTGGTTCTGGAACAGGTGCTTCTCGTACCCGTCCATGGACTGCAACAAGCCAGCCGCGTCAGACGCAGCAGCAACCCAGCCACGCCCGTACAGCGGATCGTTGGGATCAGGCACGCGGTTGTGCAGCACTTCATCAGGTGCAAAGAAGGCGTCGTTGGGTTGCTGCCCGTACTCGTATCCTTCAATCAGTTGCTCGTCACGAGTTGGCTTGATCTTGACGTACTGTGACGGCATCACCCAGATCTCGACCGGGTAGCCCATCGGCCCCATGATTGGGTGCAGATACTCGTTGCCTGTCACCTGCAAGAATGTCTTGCGAAGTATGTTGAAGTTGTACCCGTCGTAGAACGGTGACACTTTGTTCAGTAGGTCAAGGATCGGGTGGTCATAAATTTCAACAACGTCGCCTCCGGTGTTCGATCCAAGCATGGCGGACTTCGCAGGACGCATTGACCCGTCGCCCTTGAGATATCGTTGCACGCTCTTGCTGACTGACTTGGTTGGGAACTGCTTAGTCCCGCGTGCCTCAACAGACGCATACAGGCGCAAGGGCTGTGCAGCGATGCTTCGAGCGTTCATCATCACAGCCGCGTAGACGTACCCGGTCATCAGACGCAGAGCAGCAGCCTGCTCTTGCGTTGACTTAGTCATGCCATATGTGGCTTCTGGCTTGATGGTTGATCGGACGTAGTCAAGGCGGTCTTGCTTCGCCTTGAACCCAAGAGCGGATTTGAAACCTTCAAGCATTACAGCGATCTCCACATTCGTTCATCGTTGGCAAACCTGTCACCAGTTGCGGCCTTATCCGCTACGCGCACCCGTGGCTCGACACGGCTGCCATCGAAGTAAACCACGGCATATCGCAACGCATCCATCGCGTGATCCATCTCCTTCTTCGGTGCATCTTTGTATCCACTTGAGCCACCAAGCCACTCGTACGACTCAAACTCGCGGATAGTGTTCTCGCACTTCGGGTCCACCGTCAAGCGTGGCTGACCGTCGCCAGCACGTGCAAGGCGCTGTTGCACCTTCTGGATGCCCGGAAAGACCGTGTTGTCTGCCGATGCCACATCGAGGTTGGACTGGTGCATTGCTGCCTTCAGTTTGGCGGCTGACGGGTCAAGCACAAAAGACTCAATCTTGTACCGGCTGGCGATGTCCTTGGCGGTTGCGATCACATCCACTTCAAGCATCTGCGACTTGTAGAACTCCTCGATGATGTGCAATCGACCGTCGCCATCCTCGCCCACAACCAGAAGTGCCGCCGGGTTGGTGTACCCTTCATCTTGGCCCACGATAATTCTGCGCCACTCTTCGGTGCGTTCCCGCACATGCACAGACCGATCAAAGCGGTCGTACACCAAGCCCTCGCCACCACGCCACTTGCCCTCAACGTATCGCTCAAACGCTACCCCTTCGAGGCTCTGCAAGTCATCCAGATACGCTTGCGGCAGAAAGAAGTTGTCAGGGCTTCTGGTCTGGATTGCCCGGCAGTTCGTTGCGGCTTGGTGTCCACCAGCAAGCCCGAAGCGTATAGCCAAGAAGTGCGACGGCGCACCGGGGTTGCAGGCTCCATACAACTGCATGGCAAGGTCATCGAGTTCAAGACGGATGCGACCACGCAGCATGGTCCAGTCGCCCTCGACTAACTCAACGGCCTCGTCAACCGCACAGCCAGACAGGTTCAACGATCCCATCTTTTCGTAGTCATCCAGACCGAAGTAGTAGATCGTGCCGCCACCGAGCAGGCGAATCACACGTTCGCTCTTGTTGTGTTCGTATGTGCCTCGCGGTAGGACGGGCGGCAAGTTGCCGTCTTGTTCAAGCAGCGTGCGAAGCGTCGTGGCTTTGAGGCTGACAAGGTGCTTCCGCGCCAAGCCCTCACGCGCGCCCGGTCTGCCAACCAAGCGTGCCACCAACTTCATGCACAACGCCCGCGTCTTGCCTGCACCGAACGCACCTGAATACAGCACCTCGCGCTCCTGCGCTCTGATGAAGTCAAGTTGTGCAGGCAGCAAGTCAAACTTCATCAGGCTTCTCTGGTGGCGTGGCTTCGGCAAACTCGATGGTCAGAGGCCGCAGCCCTTCGCCGCTGTGTTCGGTCTTCTCACGCATGCCGAGGTACTGCTTGCTCAGCCAGATGAGCATCTGCCGGTCGCCTTCCAAAGCAGACTGGAACATGCTGCGACGCATCGACGCATGAGCCTTGAGCCGTTCACGTTCGATCAGTTCGCGGTAGTCCTCACGGGCGTACAACGTTGAACGCGAGCAGCCAAACCACGCGGCAATCTCCTCGTAGGTGCATTGCATCGCTGCAAGTTTCTTCATTTGCTCAAGGTCAAGATCCAACGGTGCTGGCATCGCCTACCTCCGCTGGTACTCGTTCGGCCCTCTTGCCGGTCAGGTTCTCCCATCGCTTCACGATCACATCGCAGTAATTCGGCTCCAACTCCATGCCGTAGCACTTGCGGTCCAGTTGGTCAGCCGCAATAAGCGTGCTGCCCGATCCAAGGAACGCATCCAAGATGATCGTTGCGTCATGGTTGCCGATTGCCTTTGCCGCCAGAGCCACAGGCTTCTGCGTCGGGTGGAAGTCGTTGATTCCATCGCGGTCTTGATTCCAAACAGTCGCTTCAGTTGTTGCACCGCACCATCTAAGCGTTGAGCCTTTTGGCTTGAAATACAAGCAAGGTTCATGCCTTGGTTTGTATTGTGCGCTCATTGCTGCGTATGTTGCGTTGGTCTTGTGCCAAACGATTGCAGCGTGAACTTCGCATTCATTATCATGTACCGCGTTCAAGACATCTCTTGCTTTGTTGTCTGCGTGCCACATATAGCACGGCCCGTCAACGACTGACAGAGCAAACGGCAAGAACGCGAAGTATATGTCAGTGCTTTCATCGTCTTGCAACTTTTCTCTTGATCGTTTGATGTTGACGTCCCCGCTGTGAAAGTGTCCACCGTCATAGTCCACGCCGTATGGTGGGTCTGTAAACATCATGTCAGCCGTGTCACCTTGCATCAGTTTGGCGATGTCATCCGGGTTGGTTGAGTCACCGCACAGCACGCGATGATCGCCAAGCAGCCACAAGTCGCCCGGTTGCGTTGTTGGCTCTTTTGGCGTTGGCGGCACTTCGTCCTCATGCACCTCGTCGGATGGCAAACGCAGCATCTCTGCAATCTCGTCGCCTTCAAAGCCGGTTGCCAACTTCAAGTCATCCGGCAGAGCGTCCATCAGATCGCGCAGCGTGTCATCTTCCCACTCAGCCAACTCAGCCGTCTTGTTGTCTGCGATGCCATACGCCACGGCCTCGGCTGTGTCAAGGCTGGTCTTGGCTGCTGCTATGTGCGTCCATCCCAACTCTTTCGCTGCGTACCAAGTGCCGTTGCCTGCGATGATCGTTGAGCCGTTGGCGTGCAGCACGATCGGCTTCGTCTGACCGAACCGAGCAAGGCTGGCTTTGACCGCTTCGATGTTCCGCTTGTCGTGCTTGCGGGCGTTGGACGGGTCTGGCGTCAGGCTGTCAATGCTGACGGATAACGGCTTTAGCGATTCGTGTATGTCTGTCATGGCTTCCTCTTTCGTGTTCGTACCGTAGCCAAAGCGAACAACAGCATTGGCCCGGCAAACGGAACAAAGTTGTCTGGTGGATCGGACAAAAATCCAGCCGACAATAGTGGCGTGCTGACTTCGGGTTCAAACGGTGGCAAGATGCTGCCTGGTATAGTGGTCAAAACAGACGGTGCAACTGTGAATTCAAAGTCATGCATGCTCGTGCTGGGCCTTGGCTTCGGGGCTTGCGGCTTGCTTGCAACGCCTCTTGGATAGATCAAGTCGTCACCAGACTCGGCGGCTTCGGTGACTTGCAACTTCTCGACTACTTCGGTGACTTGCGTGAAGCGATCGAAGGCTTCCTTGCCGATCAGTGTCGATAGAACAGCAACAGCGATTGCCATGCGCTGGTTGACCTTGCTGGCTTGCTGCTGCTGCTGCTCGCACTTGCTCAAAGCCTGCCGCTCCTCCTTGGCTCTCTGTTCGCATTTGACGCAACCAACGATCTCGCGTATGTCGGCCATCAGGACACCGCAACCGTTGAGCCAGATTTGAGACTAAATATGACAGGCCCAAGAATCTTGGCGTTGCTGGTGAAGACCAAATTTTGATCACTCAGGATAGTGAATAACCTACCGCCAAAAAGATCCGCGTTGTTAATCACAAACTGATCGCCAATTGTGGGATTTTTAACATCTAACTCACCACCAAACATCGTCAGTTTCCCGGCGATTGAACCGTTGGTTTTTGTTGTAAGCCTCGAGCCGTCGAGAAGAGTGGCGTTTTGTATGACACCGCTTCTTATGACTTCCACCTGACCACTGGCTCTGAGGTCATTGACGCCTGAGTTCGTGACAACTTTGCACCCCTTACTGCAACGTATCTCGTCAAACCCACTGACAGATGCAAGGATGTTGTCGTTGGTGATACCTCCCGGCGCTGTCACTTGAGTCAAGCCCGGTCCCAGTATCAAACGATTGCACTGGCCTGCATACATTTCAAAATTAGACGGCGGCCCGTGGAACATGAGCCGATCTAGTTTGCCAGACGACAACCCTCCAACCTTGACGCGGCTGCTTGCGTTGATGACGTGAATATCACGGAACGTTCCACGGATGTTGATTTCTGCTTGGTTGTTGTCAATGACCAGTCGCTCGGCCATGATCTGTAAAGGCGCTGCAGTTGTTCCAATCCGACCTGAGAAAGACTTGCCGATTCTGAACTCTTTGAGGCTTGTCGATGGCTGATCTACGTTCGTCAATATGTCAACCGAAGACCCGACGACATAAACACTCGACCCGTCAGCGGGTGCACCGTTTGTATAGTTGCCCGACAGCGTATAACTGGTGCTGCTGCCTCCGGTCCAGACCGTGACCTTTGGCGTTGTGGCTGCCGCTGCGTTGCTGTTCGTGTTTTTGAATACGGGCAGAGGCATCAGACGAGAATGAACGTGTCACCATTTGCGGGTGCTTCGGTCAGGGCGTTGACTGTGAACTTGCCTCTGCTACTGACAAGCGCGTAGTCAGTCACCAACTTCTGCTGCCCGGCAAGGTTGCCAGTCACAAACAGACAGATTCGATCGTTGAAGTGGTCCGCTGTTGCTTCGCTTGCGTTGGTTTCAAAGGCTGTAGTTGTAGGCGTGAATGAT